CAGATAGAACCAGAACGGCTGCTCGTTGTTGAAGCCGCTCGAGGCGAAGCGCCGTTGCCCTGCGTGGCGCGAAGTGCCTCGATGCGCTGCGTGACGCTCTCGAGCTGCTGCTGAGCCGTCTCGCGCCGGCCGATGCCCAGCATGGCGTCCCAGGCTTCGGCCGCGGCGTCCTTGATGCCGCGCCAGGCGCGCTCGAGCACGCCCAGGTTCTTGTTGAGCTGCACCGCGCGCATGGCCATGGCGTCGGCGTAGGCGCGCTGCGCCACCTCGCCGGCTTCCTCGGTGCGGCCTTGCTCCTCGAGCGCCTTGATCTGTTCGTAGACCGAGGTCGTGAGGTAGTGGTACTGCTCGTTGAGCTTCAGGCTCGCGTCGACCGGTGCCTTTGCCAGCTCGGTGAAGTGCTTCACCGTGGTGTCGATTGCCTGGCCCGCATCGCGCTCGAGCTGGATCGCGACGGTCGTGAAGCGCTCGAGGCTGGAGTTCGCGACGCGGCCGGACTCGGCCATCTGCGCCAGCGCCGCGGCCGCGTTGGCCTGGGTGCCCACCACGCCGTCGATGCGCCGGGCCATCTCGTTGAGCTGGCCGGCCGTCGTGCCCGCGGCATTCCCTGAAAGAATAATTGCCCGCCCGAAATTCTCGGACTCGCGAGCGCCCTGGTAGGCCGCAACGCCAATCGTCGCGATCGCGGTGGCCACGCCGCCGACGACCAGCCTCAGGGGCGTGAAGATCGACATCAGCCCGCGCGCGGCCGCGCCGATGCCACCGAAGCTATCCCGGATCTGCCCGCCCTGCTGGATGGCCACCAACCACGGCGGCATCCCGCTGGCCAGGCTGGTGGCCACGTCGGTGATCTGCGCCGGCAGCTGACGCATGGCGTTGCGGTATTGGTTCGCCGAAATGGCGGCGCCGGCGTAACGCTGTTGTGCCTGCTGCAGGAGCGCCGCGTGCCGCTCCTGCGTGATCAGACCCTTGGCCAGGGCCGCATCGAGGTTGGCGACCGCCGTGCCGAGGCGATCGGACTGGGCGCCGGTCTGCTGCAGTTCGGCGCCCAGGCGCTGGACGGCCACCGCGTCCTGGTCGTAGATCTGCTTGGCCGCGCCCAACAGCTGCGCATGTCGCTCCTGGGTGATGAGGCCTTTCGAGAGCGCGGCGTCGAGTTGCTGTTCGACGCGCACCAGGTTGTCGGCGGCGGTGGCCGCCGGCGCCAGGCTGTCGGCCAAGCGCTCGATGGCGTCATGCTCCTTCTTCAGCTCTGCGGCCGCCTTGCGCGCGGCCTCCGCTGCTTCGTCCTGCGTCGACGTCGACCTCTTTTGGGCGGCCGCGGCCTGGTCCGCGGCAGCGGCGGTGTCGGCGTTGGCCCTGGCCACCGCCTGCTGGGCCTGGGCGGCGCTGGCGGTACTCGCGCCGCCAGCGCCGGCTGCGGAGCCGGCTCCGGCGCTGTTGACCGCCTGGATCTCGGCGCGCAGCTGGCGCACCGCGGCGAGCGCCTCGTCCAGTTTGGGCTGTACGCGGAGCCCGACTTTCAGGTCGTCAGCCATGGGTCAGAGGCCTCCGGCGATCGCCGACGCGGTGTGCGCGGCGTGGAACTCGGCGGCCTGCGCATCCTGGTCTGCGATCGCGCGCATGAACCCTACGATCTCGCCGAGGGTGTATCGCTCGATGCGTTCGCGCTGGTGCCCAGCGCTGACGAGGCGCTGAGCAATACCGAACCAATCGACCCCAGGCTCCCCGCCGTCAGCCGCAGCGATGGCAGGGTCTGGATAAAAAAATCCAGGTTGGTCTCCATGATGATGGCCACTGCCTCGGCGGTGGTCACGATGGGCAGGCACTGTGCGTCCTCGAGCGTGAGTTCGCAGGGCTGCTCAGCGGACCCTTGCGGCGCCGGTACGCGGATGCTCGTGGCGATCAGGCGCTCCATCGCGCCACGCTCTGGCTTCCCATGCTTCAGGTGCTCGAGCTGGTCCAGCGATGCCGCGAGGCTCTCGAACTGCTGCAGCCATGTGCCGAAGACCATGGCATCGTCGAACTGGCGCAGCTCGAGCTTGTAGAACAGCATCGGAACGCCGCCGAGTGGCTTCTCGACGGGCTTGTTGAAAAGGGCACGAAGTTGGCTCATGGCGTTCCCCGCTCAATGAACAACGATGCCACGAGCGGCCATTCGGACCTTGCTCTCGGCGTAGATGTCGAGCAACTCCGATGCTGCGACCGCGCGGTCGAAGTAGATGAACTCCCCGACATCGATGGTCCCCGCCGAACCCGTCGTGTAGTAGGCATTGCCGACAGCGATGTTCCCCGCCGCCGCCAGATAGCTGGTCGGTGCCGCCTCGATCATCGAGAAGCCACCAACCAAATGAGTGACCTTCCGCGTCGCCGTCGCGAGATCGCGCGACATGGCGATGAAGTACCAGATGTCCAGCTCGGCGGGAGAAGCGATCAACAGGCTACCGACGCTGGGTCGCAAGGTGGAATACATGCCGTGAGCTGCGCTGCTGAGAAAGATCCCGGCGCCGGTGGTCGCACCAAGCGTGCCCAACGGGGCCTTGATGCCGGCCGTGCCGCCCATCCGCATCACCGCACACATGGTGTCGAACGCGTCCGCGGTGTCGGGCCGTCCGGTGAGCAGAGCGCCGCCCGCAGCTGACGGCAGCGTGAGATAGGTCTCGTGATAGACCGGCGCAGCCCCCTGCAGCGCCAGGCTGCGTTCGTTCACCCGCCCGACGAGGTTGGTTGCGTCCCCGCGGTCGAAGAGCCAGTGCTCGTACGCGTCGTCGGCGTAGGGCATGAGCAGCTCAATGTCCGAACTCGGAATGACCGGCAGCGACGTGTCCGAAACGGTGATGGGCAAACGGGTAAAGAGCATGACTATTCTCCGAGGGTGTATGCGGGGAGTTGGAAATGGGGGCAGACGTTGAAGAGCGGCCGCTCGACGCCGGCAATGCTGATCGTGCTGGGCTCGCTGTCGCGCAGGTTCCCCGACGCGCCACCCGTGATCGCCAGACCGTCGCCCAGGTAGTCCAGTCCGTACCGGACCGTCACGGCCCCAGCGGGGACGGCCGCAAGCGTGATGACGACTTCTGCGCCGTCGACGGCGATGTTGCTGATCGCGGCGGTGCTCGCGCCATCCAGGACTCGAAAGCCGTAGTTCAGCGTCGGCGCCAACTGGGCGAGGTCCAGCACGAGCGGCGGGACGGGCACGTCGAAGCGCACGCGGATCTCTCGCCCTCGGCGCGTGGCAGACAAGGGATTGAGCCAGCGAGGCTCGACGCCATCGAGGACCAGTTCCTTGTAGGCGCGACCGAAGTAGGCGCCGATCCACTTGTAGCCAATGGCCGTCAGGTGCACCTGGTCGGTTGCGAACGGGAAGTGGTAGCACGGGGTGACCAAGAAGAAGCGGTCCGACTTCTGCGCGAGGTCGAGCTGGGCCAAAGCCTGGTCCGGCCACGTCCGCGCGGCGTAGCTCAGCTGGTAGGTCAGGCAGAACACGGGAGAGGTCTGGTCGGTGATCGCCTTCGCATCAGCCTCGATGTCGACCTGCAGCTGGGCCAGGCCGGCACGGTACGTGGCATACGGCGTCTGCGTGCCCGAGACCGCATCGTTCTCGCCCTGCATCCATGCGAATGCATGCAGCGCGTAGTCGGCCTGCAGGTTCTTCGCGCCCTGGATGTGCGGCTTCAAGTTGCTGGTGTACCAGGCCGATGCTTTGTTGAGCTGGTCCAGCCGATAGCCGCCATGTCCGGCGGCCGACGAGAGGATGACGTGCGACGACGGCGCGATGCCATCGCGTGCAGCGAGAGTCGTTGCCCAGGCGGCCGCTCCCGAACACGGTGTCTCGCCACGGTTCGAGGCGCCGTCTGTCGCCGGCAGCGCATCTTCCACGAGTGGCTTGAAGCCCGAGTAGTTGTTCGCCGCGGCACGCGGCCCGCCGGCGAACGTGATGTTGGAGTACGGCTGGGTGGTGCTGAGCACCGGGATCGCTGTCGCCCCGATCGACAGCGACTGCCCGTAGAACAGAAGATGGTTGACCGCCTTGGCGACGGGCGTGAGCGCGGCCTTGAGCCGCTTGCGGGCGGAAGGTGCCTGCACGGTTGCCCCATTCCCGCTGAGTCCAAGCCCGACCGGGAGGCCGATGCTCGCGTCGAAACCGAGCAGCACCCGATTGTTCTTGTCCACAAAAAACGGGAACACGGGACCCGCGCCCTTGTAGTTGAGCTGCTGCATCCGCCCCAACTCGCGGCGCACCGCGGGCGGCATCTGGTCCTTCTTGAGCAAGCCGAGACCCACCACCTCTTCGGCCTCACTGTCGAAGCCGAGCAGCATGCGATTGCGAGCGTCCGTCTCCCACGGAATGATCGGGCCCGATCCCGTGTAGATCCGCACGCCGGCCTTGTGGAGGTCGCGGCGCGTGGCGACGTTGAGTTCCTTTGCCTCGACCACCGCGGCGGAACTCGGGTACGTGGCGATCAGTTCCCAGTGGGAAGCGTCGATGCGCCTGTATTCCTTCGCGGCCACGAGGGGGTCATCGCTCTGGGTCTTGAAGGCCTGCCCGTTCGCCACTGCTGCATTGCCCGTTGCGGGGTCGGGGTAGACGCCGGCCTGGATGAGCGCGGCATCGCGCGCGAGTTCGGCGCCTGCTCGAGCAGCTTCGGCCCGGGCCGACGCGGGCCCGGTGTCGATGACGCTGAATTGCTCCCAGCTCGAGCCCGTGTTGAGCCAGCTTTCGGTCCCGGCGACTGCAACGGCGCGCAGGCCCTTGCGCGGGGGATAGGAGCGCACCACGCCCGCGTTCTGCACGGCATAGGAGCCATCGGTGTAGATCTGTCCGTCCCCGTCGTTGCCGCCGACGAAGGTGCCCGGCGGGATGGGCTGATTCAACGTGTAGAGGCCCAGGTGATCGTCGATCAGCCGGAGGTTGTCCTCCATGCCATTCGGAACATCGAAGGGGCGTTCGGACGGCGCGAACTGACCGAAGATGCCGCGGGCGTACTGTTTTTCAGGCATGAGCTGTGTTCCCCCGCATGACGCGGTACCAACGCGGCCGCACCAGCGCCGGCGGGCGCACGGGCTGCAGCCGAAAAGAAATGCGGATCTCGCCGGTGGACTCGCTGATCACCGCGAAGTCCTCGGCCGGACGGATCTGTGCGCGATAGCAATCCACACGCACCGGCGTTCTGTCGGCCAGGTTGACGCCGGCGTAGACGATGCCCAGGTTCACGCGCGGGCGCTCGAATGCCTCGAGCCAGTAGGCCTCGCCCTCGGTGAAGTACTCGATCTGCACGCTCGAGCCTGCGGGCCCGGAGACGCCCTGCAGGAGCCGCACACCCATTGGATCGCGCTGCCAGTGCACGTTCTCCTCCCAGGCCGTCCAGGACGGCGTCACGGCGATCGCCAGCGTCGTGTCGATGACCTCGGCCGTGAAGAGCATGCTCTGGGCATCCAGCGATGCGCCACCCGTGGCCACCTTGTCGATGCGTGCGGCGCCAGTGCTCTGGCGCGCAGCCGCGCGCAGCACGTCGGCCAGGTTGCGCGCGCCATGGGCCAGCAGCACCATGCTGCCCATCACGTCCTGGATGATGTCGCTGTCATCCGTTTCGCCGAGATCCGGCACGTTGAGCTGCTCGAGAGTGGGCGTGAGGGTGAGCGCCTTGGCGTTGCCGGCGAAGCGACCGGGCGGCGTGCGCAGAAGACCACCAGGCAACAGCGTTTCGTTCGTCCCGGTGGGCCAGTTCGTCCCCCAGGTCGCGTCATCGCCGACGTCGACCAGCCCCGTGCTCGTGAGCGGCGCACCGAAGTGCAGCCGCCCACGGCCGAAGTAGTGGGGGTTGGTGCGCAGGCCCACGCCGAGGCCTCAGATGCGCAGGGTGCCGTACTGGCTGAAGCGATTGGCACCGAAGCCGGCGCTGATCGATTCGTCGCGCAGGATCTCGCCGGTCATCTCGAGGCGGCTCATGTTGTCGCCGATCACCGTGACCGACGTGGCCGGGCCGAACTTCACCTTGTAGAGGCGGAACTGCGCCGGGCGGCCGTCGACCGCATTGACGCCGTCGAAATGCACCGCGACCGGGTTACTGGGCTGCGTGAACAGTTGCAGCACGGACTGCTCCGCGCGCTGGTAGGTGACCTTGATGTTTGCGGCGCCTTCGCCACCCGTGACCGTCGGGGCCGGGATGGTGCTGCCCGGGATGATGAGCAGCGAACCGGATTCGGTGATCTCGTAGTCCGTGCCCCGTGCATAGGTGGTCGAGCCGGTCGCCGGCGCGACCGTGATGGCCTGGCTGAGATCGGGGAAGTCCAGCAGCGGCACCATGGCGCCCGGCCAAGCCACATGCGGCTCGCTGGTCACGGCCGCGGCCGCCACGTTGCCGGTGGTTCCCTGGCTGTAGAGGGATAGCGCCAGCACTTCGGCGCTGTGGCACATCAGGGTCATCGTGACCTGGGCCATCTCGATCTGGCGGACCGTGCAGTGCGTGCCACCGCTGACCGTCGTGTAGTCGGGCACACGCTCCACGTTCTCCGTGATGTTGATGGCCAGCGCCGGCGCATTGCCCACCGGCATGAAGCCGGCGAGCGCGGCGATGAGCTTTGCGTAGTCGGCGGTGCCGATGCGGCCGCGGCCCTTGAAGCAGCAATTCTTTTCGGACATGAGGTTCTCCGGGAGTGGACGAGCGGGGGACGATCAGCGCTTGCCAGCCACGTCGGACGTGGCGGGCGCTGCAGGCGCTGCGGCAGCAGTCGCGGGGGTGGAGGTCGCGCTCGAGGCGGCGGCGCCTTCCTTGGGCAGTGCGCCCATGCCGCGCAGTACCTCGATGTCTTCCTTGGACACCTTGTCGGGCAGCGGCGCGCCCTTGGGAACTTCGACGCGCTTGCCTTCGATGTAGACGACGGCGTTTTTCGTGGTGATGAGGCTCATGACTGGCTCCAGAGGTTGAGGGGGAAAGGGTTGCCGGCTCACGGCAGCGGGCGATAGCGCTTGTCGACGAACTCGTCGCTCCACCACAGCTGCGCGTCGCCCTTGGCCTGGACCAGTTCGCCCAGGACGAACTTGATGGGCTCGCCATGGCTGTCGGGCAGCCAGCCCCGCAGCGCGGCCTTGACCTGCCTGCGGATCGGCTCGAGCTCGACCAGGGAGGCTTCGCCGGTTGCGTCTCGGTGGTTCTCGACCACCAGGATCACGCCGAAATAGTTCCGCGTGCCGCCCACGCCGCAGTAGTCGTCCTCCGAGTCGTCGATCGGGCGCTCCACGAGCGGGATGACGAATGCGGAAGGCGTCGACAGCACGCCGCGCAGCGCTGCGTCGAAGTCGGCGGCACCGCCGACCAGGCGCATGCCGGTGAGCGTCGCCCGGAGGCGGTCGATGTAGGGCTGGACGTTCATGGCGCCTCAGCGGAATTTGCGCAACTGGTCGCGGCCGAACACCGTGGGCGCTCCCTCGAACCGCACGTCCGGGTTGAAGCCGCCTTCGGCGCCGGTCTGCGTCGGATCGTTGGCGCCCAGGCTGAAACGACCTTGCGCCATGAGGCCGAGCAGCTTCAGCGCGTCCTCGTAGTCCCGCACGATCGGATCCTTGGTGCCCTCGGTGATCCGATGCTTGTGCAGCAGGTAGCGCGCGATCGAACGCGACCAGGCAGTCAGCATGCTCTTGGTCGCGCCGGTCGGTGGCGGATCCATGGGCACGCGGTAGCCGCGTTGCACCAGGAAGCCGTCGATGACCGCATCGCCCTCGGCCACCGCATCCGAGATCCGGCGCGCCGCCTCGTCGGCGACCGTGGTGCGCTCGGCGTCCCAGCTGCTGCGGTCGGTGCCGCGCAGCGTGGCGTCCATCAGCGCAGGGTCCACGACCGGCTTGAACTCCGGCGAGGCTACCTGCGACAGCTCGCGCGCGCCCGGGCGTTCCGCGAGTTCGGCGAGCGTGATGTACGGCACGAGCTGCTCGAGTCGGCGATCAGAGCCAGTCGGCCTTCAGGCCCTTCAGGCGACCCTTCAGCTCGTTGGTGACCGCGACGCCACCTTCGATGATCAGCTCGTTGTTGAGCAGCTTGGTGGCGTCCTTCTCCAGCGTGGACGGATACACCAGCAACGTCGAACGCAGGCCCAGCTTGCGGCCGTGGTCGCCCGTGCGGCCCTCGAGCGCCTGGATAGCCGCCCACAGGTTGTCCGAGGTCAGCGCCTTGTTGCTCGACTGGGCCATTTGCCAGAAGCCGAAGCCGGCATTGCAGCGGCTGTCCACGCCGTACTTGAAGGTAGCGCGATCGAACACGTTGTCGTCGGTCGGGCTGTCCTTGGCCACGAACTTGGGTGCCTTGCGCTGCTGGAAGATCAGCGGCTTGATGGCCCGGCTCGTGTCGAGCACGTACCAGTAGTTGGTGCCGCCGCCGGCGTCGTCGATGTTGGACACCGCGGTGGGCTTGCCCTTCTCGTTGAGCACCGAATGCGCGGTGCCGAAGAAGGGCGTGCCGTCATAGCAGTTCGCCGCGCGACCACCGGCCAGCAGACCGAAGACCAGCTGATCGGGCTGCGCCTGCGCGCTGCGTCCCATCTCCTTGAACATCGGCGCGTAGATGCCGTACTGATCGTCATCGATCTTGGCACTGGGCACCTCGATGGTGACTTCGAACGGCTTGTTCTTGATCGTGTAGCCGTGGTCGGCGAGGCCGTGCACCACGCGATCGCCGATCCATTCGCGCATGTTCGGAATCTCGCCAAGCCATCCGTACTCTTCCGAGGAGGTGCTACTGGGCACGACGGTGGCGATCTGTTCGTACTGGCTGGCAACCATGCCGAGGCCGTTCTGGAAGTTGGCCTTGAACGAGGTGTAGAGCGTCTTGAGGTTGCCCTGATTGATTTCCATGCTGGTTCTCCTGGGGATTGAGGGGCGGGGCCGAAGGTCAGGCGCCCGCTTCGACGGTGATGCTGTGGGCGCCGATGTCCACCCACACGCCGCGGTCGTCGAAGTCGACGATCACGCCGGCAACGGCGGTGCCGGTCTTGCCCACCGTCTGGTCATCGACCACGTAGGCCACGGCGCCGATGTTTGCCCGCGAGATCGCGGCGCCGGCAGTGCCGTTTTCGAAGCAATAGATGCCGCGCTCGCCGTCGACGCGGGTGTGGCCGCCGGCTTGGTCGGCGCGGCGCTGTGCAACGGCGCGCACGGCGGTGCCGCCTGCGGTGGCCTTGACGGCATTGCCGGTGGCGTCCAGCGCGTACATCGCACCGGCGAAGATCAGCGCGGCTGCGGCCAGCGGATCGGAGAAGCACACGCCTTCGCGGCGCGGGGTGTTGCGGTCGGCGGTCAGTGCCATGGTCAGCCTCGGGTGGTTGGATGAGGGGAGCGCAGCGCGTCAGGCCACCTTGGCCTTGGCGAACTGCTCGGGGGTCAGGCCGGTGGCGGCGGCGATCTTGATTTCCTCGGGGGTGAGGCCGTGCGCGCCGTCCTTCGGATCGGGCTGCTTGCCCTGCGTCTGGGTGCCCGAGAGCGCGGCGATCGGCTGCGACTTCTCGATGAAGCCGGTCAGTGCGGCCATGTTGGTCTTGCCCAGGTCGCGGGCCCAGGCCTCCATCGCCGGCTGCAGCTTGCCGCTGGCGAGCGCATCGCCCACGACCTTGTCGATGTCGGTCTGCTGGATCCGCGAAGTGAGCGCGGCGACATTGGTGCGCAGATCCTCGACCACGCCGATCGGGACGTACTTGGACGGGTCGGGGGTCGCTGCGCTCGCGGTGCGCAGGCTGGTGCAGGCCGCGACCACCGCGTCACCGGTCGCGTCGTCGCCTAGCTGCAGCGCCTTGCGGGCAGCGGTGGCCTGGGCGCGGGCCGTGGCCACGTCGGTCAGCGGGCCGAGAGCGGTCAGCGCCGTGATGGCGTTCGCTTCGGTGGTGGTCTCGGGCAGGCCGAGCGAGGCCAGCAAGGCCTTGAGCAGTGGATTCACAGGGTTCTCCTGAGGGGTGGAAGGAACGAAGGCGGCGGTGGCAGCGGCTGTCAGCGACATCGCATCCATGCCGTGGATGGCGGGGTTGTTGGTGAACGCGCCCATGAGGATCGCCATCACCTCGCCGGTGTCCTCGTGGTAGGCGAAGACCGGGCTGAAATACAGGTACTGCTTGTCGTCGATCTCGCCCTTGGCCCGCGACGTCAGCTCAGCCGCAGCGAAGAGGCCGCGCCCCTCGATCCAGCGCAGGTCGCGGATCCAGCCGGCCGCTGGCGCAGGCTGGCCGTTCTTTTCCTTGTGGAGGGTCTGGTGCTCGTAGTCGATGACCGGCGGCAGCTTGCTCGCGCGGAACCGCTCGATCACGCGCTGCGCGCCCGTCGCGTCGATGTGCCAGGCCGCCACGTCCATGTCGCGGCCATCGCTGGGCGTGAAGTAGCCGGCGGGCGTGACCTGCAGCAGTGTCATGCCGTCAGCCTGAGCCGGCTCCGCCGCCAGCGAGAACGCGCAGACGGCGACCGCTACCGCGCTTGCGGCGGCGATCTTGGTGACGGGCTTCGAAGATGCAGACATGCCGCCATGGTCGGCAGCAGCGCGCGGGCCGTCTTTTGATCTACATCACAAAATGCAGGGCGTTGCTAATCGCCTGCGAGCCACTCGCGCACGATCTCGGCCAGGTTGTCCCCGTCCTGGTCCGATAGCCCGAGATACGGTCGCGCCGGAATCACGACGTCGTGGGCCGGGATCGTCACGCTCTTCTCGACGGCGCGCTTGTGGCGCTGGCCTGCGAACAGGACCCGCCCCGCCACGCTGCGCAGCCGCACGGTCGATTGCCGCTCGGGCTGCTCGATGGTGCCACCGAACTGGTGGATTGCCCCGTAGGGCAGATTCGTCCCGACCACCGCGGCATCGCCGTCCGGCTGATAGCGAATGTAGCGCCGCAGGTCGCCGCGCAACGTCAGGATCTTGTCCTTGTTGAGCTTCTTGCGACGGGCGTAACGCTGTTTCAGCGGCACCCATGGCGTGCCGTCCGGTCCGGTCTGCGTGCTGAACCGGTCCTTGGTCGACCGGACCAGGTACTCGCCCAGTCGCGGCACCAGCTCCCGCGGCCTGGCCAGGCGTTCCTCCAGCTCCCGCAGGTCTGCATCGTCGATGCTGAACTGAAATTGCGCGCCCGCCATGATCTGCTCCTACTGCGCGGCGCTGTCGTCGTCTTCGACGCGCCGGTACAGCCGCACGCCCAGACGCCAGTCGTTGAGGTTCTGCCCTTGGCGCGTCAATCCAACCCATCCGTCCTGGCCTAGCTCGAACACGACGAGGGTCGGTTCGGACTGGCCCTCCACGAGGAAGCGCGCCAGGTAGGTCCGTCGCACTGCGGCGCGCTGGCGCGCTTGTTGCCATTCGAGCCGCACCCAGATCTCGTCCGGAGACAGGAGCGCATCGGCCAGCAGCGGCAGCAGCTGCTCGCGGCCGACCTGGCTAGCGCTGAGCACGCCCTGCGGATCCGTGAAGAGCTCGCGGCCGACGACGACGCGTTCGCCGATCGGATCCCGCACGATGGCCGGCTGACCGCCCGTGACGCCAACACGATCGAGGAACTCGTCGACGTACTGCGTCGGCTCGAGGCCAGCGGGCGGAAGACTGTCGGCGGGCATCGGCCGGGGCAGCGGCAGCGGCTCGGACGGACGACGGTTCGGCACTCCTGGCACGCCAGCTGCAGGGCCATCGGCCGGAGCCGGCAGCGCTGGCGGTATCGCGTTGCGCAGCCGCTGGGCGCCGGGTGCGTAGTCAAAGCCAGGATCCACCCCTTCGGGCACGCGGACCGTGCGCGGTCCGAGTTCGCTGCGAGCGCCGATCGTGCGTTCCTCGTACTTGACCTCCGGCGCCTGGTCGGGCCCGCTCTTGCCCATGCGCGCCAGGTCGCGAGGCCACAGGCCGCGCATCTCGCAATGGCACCCCCAGCCGTTGGGCGGGTAGTGCGTCGTGAGCCAGGGATTCCCGCGCTCGAGGATGAGGCCATTCCAGGCCTGGTGCAGCGGCCGCGGATGCTCGACCCAGTCCTGGTGCACGTACTGCCAGTACGGCGCGTCTTGGAGCTGCTCGTAGCGCCCCGCGGCATAGCTGTTGGTGAGGTTCTGGTCGTAGATCAGTCGGCTGCGCCAGCCGCGGCTGCCGTGGTAGTCCCAGCCGTGCGTGGCAACGATGCGATCGAAGTCCCGCGCGAAGCCCTCGTAGGTGGTCTCGCCGTCGATGGCCTTCTGCACGGCCTGGCGGAAGTCGGTGACGATCGCGTCACGGTTGGCGCCGGCGACCGTGAAAGCCCACTCCTGCTCGGTGCCGTAGATGTCGGTCCAGCCGGTTGTGGGCACGTTGACCTTGCGCCGGAAAAATTCGGCCTGCTCGCGAAAGGGCAGCGATCCGTAGGAAGCGTCGGCCATCGAAGGGTCTCGTAAATCGTTTAGAGGCGTTTACAACGGGCCGACCCGCCGATGCGCGGGGCAGCGCAACTGAAACGGGCGCCAGCGCGCCGTAGCGGCAGGTCGGCGGGCCACGTCATGTCCCTGACCTGGCGGCCTCCTGCAGGACCTCGTAGCGGCCGGCCAGCTGCGCCGCGCGCAGTGCCTCCGCCATCGCCTGCGCGTACTGGTCGAGGGTCATGCCGGGCAGCAGCTGCTCGAGCCCGTCGCGGATCTCGGCCAGCGAGGTGGACCGGTCGACCAGGCCGCGGATCTGTCCGATCCACTGGTCGAGGGCCGGCGCCAGATCCTGCGAAAGGCGCCCCGCCATCAGCTCGGGCGGAGTCATCCTCGCGGCAGGGAGAACTGCGGCCGCTGCGGCGAAGCTCCAGGCGCGTGCGGCTGCAGCGGCCTGGGCGATCTGATGAGGGGTCGCGCCCGGATCACTCGGCACCCCAGGCACGCCACCTGGCGGCGTCGGCGCAGCCGCGCGCGCAGGCGCCACCAGGATCGGCTCGCCGGCATTGGGTTGGGGGATACCCAGCTTCTCCTGCGCCCATTGCACCGGCACCTGCACGCCGTAGTCCACCAGTCGCGGAAGCGAGGACGCGAAGGTCGCGAGGTCTTCCAACTCCTGCGCGTTGAGCTGGAAACTCGGCGCCCGGCGGATGCCGTCCGGGGCCAGACCGTTCGCGGCCGCGATGGCGTACACCAGGTCGCGGCTGCACGTCGTGTTGACCTGGCGCATGTCCCCCGCGCGAAGGTCTTTGCGGACTTCGTTGTGGACGTTGCCCAGCGCGTTGGTGCTGGACTTGCCGTCGGCTCCGCTCGTGAGCGTGCCGCCCAGGATCACCTTGGACTGGTTCTTCTCGCACCAGTCGATCATCAGCTCGAAGGCGTCGGGATCGCCCGTGGCCGCGTTGTGGAACTCGAGAAGCATGCCGTCGGGGACGATGCCCGCAGCGTTGTGTCCGATGCCCTGCAGCGCCCGCAGCAACGTGGCTTTCTCCCGATCGGTCGCCGACGGCGGGTACTTCCCCACGCGCAGGGGAATGCCGTAGATCTCGAGGAACTCGGCCAGGTCGCCGACCGAGTAGTTCTTGAACAGGTAGGTCCACACCAGTTGGCGGAACAGCGAGGAGCGCTCGAGATAGCCGCTCTTGGCCTTGTGCACATGGGTGATCCAGCCGAAGGGCTGCAGCGCTTCGCCGAGCACACCATCGACCGAGGTGTTCGTGCGCAGCCGGATCTCCTGCCGGTAGCCGCGGTGCAGCTGGAACCAGCTTTGCGGACGATGCGTGATCGTCTTGGGCACCCACCAACGCTGCGAGCGGTGCCACTCGATCTCCAGGCACGCGAAGCCCTTGCCGATCGCATCGGTGATGTCGAAGAGGATGTCCTCGAAGTCTGGAATCTCGGTCATCAGCTCGGCCAGCTGGTCGGTCACCTTCTTTTCGGCCGCGGTGGGGTTGTCCGGCGGCAGCAGCGACCAGTCGACCAGAAGCGCGCGCCGCCGTTTGCCCATCTCGCTCGCGATGTGGCCGTCCTTCTCCTCCATGTCCTCGAACAACTCGAACTGTGCGATCAGGTCGCCGTTCTCCGCGGCGTCGAGGATCGATGCGAGCTTGCTCGGTGTCAGGCCGCGGCTGGGATGCGACTGCAGCTCGCGCTGCAAGGTGGCGAGGTGTGCCGTCTGAGGGACGCGCAGATCCTGTACGCGCAGAGGAAGGCCATCGGGGCCGAGGATGGTGGGCATTGCGTTCTCCGTGGGCTACCAGGCCCCGGGTTCGGGAAGGGAAACATCGGCCCCGACCTCGTCGACGTTGTCGCGCATGCGCGAGGAACTGCCGACGTTGTCAAAGCCGCGGGGGTGCTGCGGGACGGGGGTGTAGTCGATCGGGCCGACGGGTGTGCTGCCAGCGTGCAGCGCGAGGGCGACTGCCCAGAACCTGTCGGCGTGGCCGTCCGGCGTGCTCTCGGCGACGAAGCGGACATTGCCAGCGGCCGTGATGACCTTCTGCACCTTGCGAAGGTCGGCGCGAACCTTCGGGTCCTCGGGGATGCGGATCTGCCGATCCTCCATCGCGCTGCGCAGCGGATAGGCCAGGGCTTCCTTGACCGGGCCCGTGAAGCTCACCCCCTCAACCTTGCGCGGCCCGAACTTGTCTTGTGCGTCATCCACCCATCCGATGCCCAGCCCCGTAGCGTCGATGCAGACGCGATCGCATCGCTCGAACCATGGCCACAGGATCTTCTCCTGATCGCTCTTGCGCATCTTCTCCATGGTCTCGACATGGCGGGTGTAGAAGACGTCGCCGAGCTGCTCGACCACCCACAGGACCGTCAGGTCCTTCTTGCGGCCGATGTCGACGCCCGCGTACAGGCGGCCTTGAAACGGCCCCTCCAGGCCGCGTTGCCAGTCGGCTCCACCGGAGTACTCGCAAGCCGTGATCAGGCCGTACTCCAGAAACTTCGCATCGTCGTCGGCCGGAATGCACTGGTACTCCTGGTCGAACGATTCCTCGTCGGCCGCGCCCTTCTTGACGAAGTCGAAGTACTGGGCTTCGTCCATGTCCTGCTGCTCGGCATCTTCCGGCAGGGCCTGCTGGAGCTTGAAGAGAAAGCCCTGGTCCAGGGCGTCCTGCAGCGTCACGCGGTGCAGGCTGAGCCGCTTGGGGTTGCCCTTCTCGCGAGCCTCTTTGACCAGGCTGTTGAAAAAGCTGTAGCTGCCGCGGTGCGTGCTGATCAGCTCCATGCTTCCGCCCCAGGTGATGCCTGGGTAAGCGATGGCCCACAGCTTGCGCTGATCGGCGTGCAAGGCGAATTCGTCCAGGATGCGGCTGCCGCGCTTGCCGGCCTGCGCGTCAGGGTTGCTCGACATGCTGTGAATGCGCCGGCCGCTCGCGAACTGCAGCACGTACGCCGTGAGCTTGTCCTTCGCGTCGATCACGACCTCGCCCAGGTCCTGGGCGGCCATGTTCATGATGCCGGCCCACAGCTTGCAGTCCTCGATGAACAGGCGCGCCTGAATGTCGTCGCGGCTACTCACCCATTCGTCGTGGCGCGCACCTTGCGCAGCAGCGCGCTCGACCGCGGCGTAGGCGGTTGACCAGCTGATGCCGATCTGCCGCGACTTTTCCATGAGCTTGAGGCGAGACGCGTCCTTGATCCAGGCCGACTGGAACGGCAGGAAGATGGCATCCCGGTCGACCGGGATGCACTTGGCGCGGCCCTTGATCTTGCTCATGGCCTCAGACGATCCCCAGCGCCTTGCGAATCTCTGCCTTGGTTTCGGGCGTGACGCCGCCCTTGACCGGCATGGCTTCGAGCTTGGCACGCTGCTCCTCGAGCAGCTCGTCGCGCGCAGCTTGGCGAATGGCCATCCGCTCCTGGCGATCGACCCGGCGTGCCCCGATCACGTCCTTGGTGGCTCGGGCGAGCTTGCGCACGGTTTCCACATCCACCTCGCCTCCGCCGGCGGCCTGGAGCGCGACCTGGTTGGTCAGCGTGGTCACAGTCTGCACGAGCAGCGCACCGGCCTTCTCGTCCGGGTTCTCGCCCAACTCGGACACGACCAGGCTGGCGATCGCCTGCTGCTCGCGCATGCCCTTGACCAGCTCTTCGTAGCCCGTGCGATGACGATGAATCGCACTACGGCTGACTTCGGCGCTCGGGAATTTCTCCCGCATGGCCGCCAGCAGCTCGTCGAGCGTGTGCCGGTCCTCGCGCAGCAGGCGCTCGAGGTACTGGCGCGCCGCGGGCTCGAGCTTCTTGACGGAACTCTGGCGGCCCATACCCTCAGGCCCCCGGGCGCTTGACGCCAGGCACCACGGCCCGGCCCGCGGCCACATCGGCGCCGCGCGTGGTCAGCGTGGCGACGTACACGCCCTCGACGTCGTCGAAGGTCACCAAGCCCTGTTCCTGCAGCCAAGCGATGTCACCCTTGACCTGATCGGTGCTGGGTTCGTGGCCCCACTTCGCAAGCAACGTGTTGAGCAGGAACGAGTTGGTGCGATAGGCCGGCATGTCCGCCAGCACCCGCAGGATGACCAGGCGTCGGTCTTCGGCCAGGAAGGAGGAGAACTTGCTGCTCATGGTCACTTCGGTTGATTGAGAAGGTAGCTTTCGACACGCTCCAGGCTGCGGCCCATCGGCTCGATGCGTGCAGCAACGGTCTGGACGCTTCCGCTCACGCGCTCCACCTGGGCCACCAGCTCATGCAGTTGCGACTGGCTGGGCACTTGGGACATCTGTGCCTCCAGCGTGGTCACGCGCGTGCGCAGCTCCAGCAGCTCTCTGGCGCTAGCGGTCTGTCGACCGATCACCCAGGCGTAGATGCCGATGACCGAGGTCAGGATCCAGCGCATGGCCTCGAAATTGAAATTGAGATCCGTCAGGTTCACTCGCTTGCCCTCGCTGGATGACACACCGTCGCGACGTACTGCTGCAGGCCGATCAGCTGGGAGGCAGCCCGAGCAGCGTCCTGCGCCACTGCTCCATATCGGACGACGCATCGTCCAAGTACTTCTCGGGCAGTGATGGCGGGACCATCAGATCGGGCGGGGGCGCCGGCATCCGCGGCGGTGCCGGGCACTGCAGCGACAGCGGCGTCGAGGGCGGCGATGGCGCCGAGCAGCTCGCGATTGCGAGCGTCGAGAGTGCCAGCGCGCACCGACAAGCGAGCATTGCGATCCTGGAGTTCACGGGCGATCCTTTCGTTCTGTTCCTGCTTGCGGGTCTCGTCGCGGCGCGCGATGCGCTGCAGCTCGAGAGCGTTCTCGGCCGCGGCCGCGCGATCGGCGCTCACTTGGGCATCCCAGCGCTGCTGCACCTTCGCGCCGCCCTCGGCCATCCAGTTGGCGCGCACCATCAGCACGCCGGCGCCAGCTGCGGTCAGGACCGCAGCGACGATCGCGATGCGGACCCAATTCATTGGAGTGACCTCGGCGGGGCGCTGCCGGTGAGCGCGTCGGGCTGCGCAATCGCGCGCGCCACGATGACGGCGATGCCGAGCACCGCATTGACCCAAGGCAGCACATGCGGTGGGATCGCGAAGCCGAAGAGAGGGAGCAGCTCCTGCTGCAACACGTTCAGCACCACCAGCAGCGTGGCGGCCCACACGCTGGACAGCTTCCAGCAGTGGCGCCAGTTGTCGATGAGCCGCAGCTTCACGTCAGACCCCGGATGTACTGCGTGGACTGGTTCGGGCGGAAGACGGCGGTCAGCACCTCGCGCCGCGGCTGCTCGCCGATCTTGGCGATTCCGATGTGGACCCAGGAGCCCTCGTAGATCAGCTGATCGAAGACGATGCCGACGTCGACGATCCGCTGGCAGACCTGCCGGGGCGCGCCATAGCGCGGCGCGGTGAAGTCCGCCGCTCGCCCTTCCTTGTGAGCCGAGTTCAGCGCGCCGCCGACCAGGTTGTTGACGGTAGCCGCGCGGAAACCGCTGCTCACCAGCATCGGCGCCTGGTTGAGGCAAATGCGAACGTCCTCGAGCAGCGCGGCCAAGCGGCGCAGATTCTCGAGGGCCTCGGGGCCGGGGACGTTCTTGATGCCGGCGCGATCGGCGGCCTGACTGGCCGTGAGTTCGGCCAGGCTGAAGTGCTCGGAGATGTAGTTGGGCGGCGGCACCTGGTGGCTCCTGAATCGAAGGAGCCGCCAGTGTCAGAAGATGCCGACGAGAAGTCTTTTGATGCGCATCCTAAATTCGGGGACGCGCGCTTGCGTGAGCCTCGCTAGCGATTGGGATCGGAGCTGACCGGGGGCGATAGGTTATAGCTCAGCTGACGCTCAAGCGAGCGCACTTCGGTGTTTAGCTGCTGGATTCGCTCACTCTGGCGCTCAGCATCGGGGCCCGTGGGATTGGCGACAAGCTGGGCCCGAACCCTAGCGCGCTCATTGCGAGCATCAGTCCATGCCTGCTCGAGCGCGGCCCATTTGTCCTGCGTTTGCGGCCCAATGCCTTCGCGATTCAAGGGCCGCAGCTCGTAGCCCTGCACGCGCATGCATAGACGCATCAGATCGGTCCGTCTGCTGTTGCGATCGATCTCCTGTCCCAGGGCCGAGCGAAATGAATAGTCGGGTGCCTGAGTGGCCGCCGTCGATTCGTACTCGCACCGCTCACGAGCGCGATCGAGGGGGGCCGCGTCATCACGCGTGGCGCGCCAGGTCATCACCGGCGGGTCATAGGCACAGGCGCCCACAAGGAAGCCGACGCCCAGCAGCGCCAGAGTTGCGTTCCGGTTCATATCAACCCTTCGAGGTGACAGGTACGGTGCCGCAGAGCGGGCAGCATCGAGCTGGACAGCCGCGGCAGCTGAAAAAACTGTGGGGAGGAAACGGGTGTCCGATGGCGACGTTCACCACGGTCAAGTCGCCATGAACGCGACCAATCTGAACTGAGCTGTTGCCACTGTTGTGCATCTTCGGTCGCAGCTTCTCGACCCACTCCCGCCATCGACTGGACATCCGGTCTCCTCATTTTCTGATCAACGACGGCTCCTATTCTTCACGGTAATACTTCCAGCTGCTTTCCCGATCTGGACTACCCCCTCACCCGTATTCGTCTGGACAACGTCCTCCGACTCTGGTTGTCTTTTTTCCTCCGACGGTGATCCGCCTGCCAGCAGCGAGCCGAGCAGCTTCTTTCGCGCGGCTGGATCGAGCGCTCGATAAGCGTCGAGCAGGAGCTGCTCATCTGTGGGCAGGCCCCTGCGCATCTGCATGAAGACGGCTTCCTGCAACGCGGCCTGTTCGTCTGGGGTTCCAGCGGTCCTGGTCGCTGCGCCGGACGCAGCTTTCAGCGCGGCGACCGCCGCGTGCGTCGCCGCGTTGTGACCCGTGAGGATGTACAGCACATCCGCGCCCGTCGCGGCGATCGCGCTCAAGTACTTCGCATCCGGCACCCGTTCCCCGGACTCGTAGAGCAGCTGCGTCTTCTTCGTCACGCCCCCGACGTCACCGAAGTCCGTCTGGTTCAGCTTGAGCCGGCTGCGCTCGTCGCGCAGCCTTCCGCCAATGGTCACCGATTGGTTCATAAAAGACTTGACTGGGTAACCGAACGGTTCCCATAATTCGTTTCACCAAAACACACAGCAACGCGCAATCCCGTGCGCATTTGCACCGCAAAGGCAGTATCAGATGGCCCTCAGAACCCGCCAGCAGATCCGCGATGACTTCGCGCGCCGAGGCCAGTCATACACCGGCTGGGCGAAGCAACGCGGCTACACGCCGAACATGGTGATCGCGATCATCAATGACGATGACGTGAACCCCCGGCTGAAGTGCTCCCGCGGAGAGGCGCACAACATCGCCGTTGAGCTGGGCCTGAAGGAAGGCGTCGTAACGCGCCCCGTCGCGTTTCAGCTCGCCGCCGCCTGATCCTGCAATGTGGCGGAATCTTACTGGCGCCCCTCTGGCTTGCACCAGAGCCAAGCCCGGCATTTGTTTGGACGCTGTCGCAGGGAGGTCGAGGCCATGACTCCAAAGCCACGCCGCGATTGGAAGCGCCTGCAGCCGACAAGCCTCCGCCAGGCGCTCGAGCTGTGCAAGGACCACGCGAAGGACCGAAAGAATCGCTCTGTCGAACAGATCGCCGAGGAGATGGGGCTCACCGATCACTGGGTGGTCTACAAGTGGCTCCAGACAGGTCGCATTCCCGCCAACTTGATCCGGCCGTTCGAGCGGGCCTGCGGCATCAGCTATGTGACCCGCTGGCTCGCGGCGAGCGGCGACTGCCTGCTAGTACCCGTGCCGACCGGCAAGTCGATCCAGCCCAGGGACCTCGCGGACTTGGGTTCCAGCTTCGGCAGCGCACTGAAGCTTCTCACCGACTTCTACAGCGGCAAGGCCGACCAAGCGGCCACGACCGAAGCCCTCACCAATCACCTGAATCAGGTGGCCTACCACCACGCCAACGTCGGACGCTACGAAGCGCCCGAGCTGGACTTCGACGCCCAGTGAAAGGACCTGCCGTGCCTGCCTGCACTCCCACCTTCGAGCCCGTGCGCCACGCGCAGGGACGCTTTCCCAACTACTCCGACATGGAGAAGCAGCCATGAGCGTGGAAGGCGTGAGCGAGGCGGGCCTGCGGCTGTGTCGCTTGATCCAGGCGCTGAGCGGCTACGCCGCCAGTGGCGCCACGAACTCCGACCTTGCGACTGAACTGAAGACCAGCCGCCCCAACGTGACACGCGACATGTCAGTCCTGCTGGCGATGGGTTGGGCTCGTAAGAGCGACGACACGGGACGGTTCTATCCCACGCCGACGTTCTCAGCTCTGCTGTTCCGCATGAGCGATGACTTCGATCGATTCCAGACCCGCGTCGCCGACATGCGTCGAACGATGACTGGTCGCTGACCCCTAGAACCAGAGGAGATCCCCAAGCAATGGCACGCAACAAGAAAGCACACCAGCCCCCGGCCCAAATGTCGGAGGTCCTCCCCGCGGTGGTGACGCGCATCGAGCAGTCCCAGGACCAGCTCGCAATCGCCACCAGCCAGGCCGAAGCCCGCGTCCGCACCGTGGCCCTGCAGCTCGGCTACCAGCTGCCGGCCGACTGCACCGACCCCGACCTGATCCAGCGCGACATCTCGGCCAACATGCGCCGCAGCGTCGAAGCGTGCATGGAGGTCGGGCGCGGGCTGTGCGTGCTCAAGGAAGCCAGCGCGCACGGCCAGTTTTTGCCGCGGCTGGACGTCCTGGGCATCGAGGTCCGAGTCGCCCAGAAGTTCATGGCCTCGGCCGTGAAATTCGCAAATGCGGCGTCAACGCCGCTTTTGAAGGCCGCCGGCACCCAGACCAAGCTCTTCGAAATGCTGGTCCTGGGCGACGACCAGGTCGAGGAGTTGATGCTCACGGGCCAGACCGGCGAGCTGGCTCTGGATGACGTGGCCCGGATGTCGGTGAAGGAACTGCGCGCCGCGCTGCGCCAGGCCAAGCAGGACATCGATTTCTCGGGTGAGAAGCTCGAGAAAGAGCGCGCACGGGCCGACAAGGCCGAGAAGCGCCTGCGCGGCAAGGTGCCCGAGGTCCTCCCGCTGAGCGAGCGGATCACGCCCTTCCAGGTCGAGATCACCGAGCGCCAGAGCCTCCTCGAGAAGGGCATCGCGGCCCATCTGCAGGCCGTCGAAGCCCTCGATGCCTGGTGGACCGAGGAGGTCACCCAGCGGCCCGACTACGACCCCGAGGAGGCCGTTCCGATGCCCCGCGATGTCGGCTTGGTGCTCCTCCACCTGGTCGACGCCGGGGACCGCCTGGCCGCACAGGTTGGCCGACTGCAGCACTTCGTGCAGGAGCGCTTCGGCGCCGACATCGACGAGGCCCGCCAATACCTTATGCAGGACCCGGCCGACGCCGGCGCCGCAAATGCCTGAGCCGACCGACGACATGGCGACACTCCCTCCTGAAACCTGCGACTACCTGCGGACGCTGGCACGCCGCCTGGACACCGCAGGCCATGGGCAGGCGACGACGATCGTGCAGGAGGCCGCAGGGTTCCTGGGATGGTCCTCGCAAACGGTCTATCGCCAGCTCGCGCGCGTCGCTGGCTGGTCATCCGGCCGCAAGGCGCGATCCGACAAGGGTTCCACCAGCGTCAGCCAGGAATCCCTGGTCGCACTGGCGGCAGTACAGCGTGAGGCTGTGCGGCAGAACGGCAAGCAGACGATGTTCACCACGACCGCGCGCGGCGTGATGGAGCAAAACGGCTACGAGTTTGGCGTGGGCAACGGGCAGCTCAATCGGCTGATGCGCGACCGCAAGCTCAACGTCTCAGCGCAGCGCGTGGCGGCACCGGTGCAGCACCTTCGTGCGCCGCACCCGAACCACACCCACGAGGTGGATCCGTCGCTGTGCCTGGTCTACTACCTGCGCGGTCGCCAGTACATCATGCGCGACGACGAGTTCTACAAGAACAAGCTCGATCGCATCGCGCAGCTGAAGTTCAAGTGCTACCGGTATGTCTGCTACGACCGCGCGTCGGCCACGGTGATCCCCTGGTACACCGAGGCCGCGGGCGAGGACCAGCACAACCTGTTCCAGTTTCTCATGTTCGCGTGGGGGCAGCGTGAGGGTCGCCCCTTCCACGGCGTGCCGCGGTTCCTGCTGTGGGACAAGGGCAGCGCCAACAAGGCGACGGCGGTGCGCTCGTTCCTCGAGGCGCTCGACGTGACGCCGCTCGACCACGAGGCCGGCAACTCGCGCGTCAAGGGTGGCGTCGAGAACGGCAACAACATCGTCGAGACGCAGTTCGAGAGCAGGTTGCGATTCGAGCCCGTGCAGGATGTGGCCCAGCTCAACGCTTCGGCGATGGCCTGGGCGAACGCCTACTGCGCCAACCTGATCCCCGGCCAGGACACGCGGCTGCGCCGTCGCGGCCTCGAGCAGCCCATCGCACGTTATGACCTCTGGCAGCTCATCACGGCCGACCAACTGCGCACCCTGCCGCGCGAGGAGGTCTGCCGCGCGCTGATGGCGAGCCGCATCGAGGAGCGCCAGGTGCGCCCGGACATGTCGATCTCGTTTCGTCATCCCGCGGCCGAGCGCTCGGGGGACTACAGCCTGCGCGGCCTGGACGGCGTCAACGTGGGCGCCAAGGTTGAGGTGCGAGCGCTGGTCTACGGCGAGCACGCGATCCAGGTGCGCGTGCCGCGCTACGACGGCGAGATGCTGACCTACCGCGTCGAGCCGATCACCGGCTTCGATCGCTTCGGCCAGCTCGTCAGTGCGGCCGAGATCGGCGCCGAGTACAAGGCCCTGCCGAAGACCGAGGCGCAGGAAGCCGCCACTCGCATGGACGAGGCCGCATACCCGGGCCTCACCGTGGACGAAGTCAAGGCAGCGCGCGCGAAGCGCAAGACACCGTTCGAGAACAAGCTGGTGGCTCACAGCCATCTGCAGGACGTCGAACTGCCCGCCTATCTCCCGCGCCAGGGCACCGAGATCCTGCCCTCGGCGCCGGCGCCGGTGGCCGTGCTCTCAGCGGTCGACGCGATGCTGCGGGTGGCTGGCGCCATCCGGCGGAACCTGTCCGCCGAGGAGAACGCATTCATGAAGGCGCGCTATTCCGCGGGCGTGCCCGAGGACCAGATCGACGCGCTGATCGCCCAGTTCCAGGCGCCCGAGCAGGTGCCGATCCGCGCGGCCGGTGGCCTGAGGGCGATCTGACATGGCGCAAGCAATTCTCCGGCTGCGCGCCGCGCTGACCCTCATCAACCGCACCCAGTCTCAGCTGGCGCGCCACCTCGGGGTGAGCACCGCCACGGTGAGCCTGATCCTGAACTACGACAAGTGGCCCAAGGGCCACGGCGGCAAGACCCGGTTGCGCAAGCAGATCGAGGAGTACTTGAGCGCCAACGGCGCGGACGAGGCCACGGTGGCCACCGCGTTTGACGAAGCACCGAGCACGCCCTGCGCCAACAGGGCGTGCCCGATGGCGGCTTTCGCCGCGATCTCCGGCCCCCAGCAAACCACGTCAGAAAGCGAGGACCCTTTCATGTTACTGCGCAAGCACACCCTGAGCAGCCAAGCGCGCCAGCACTTCCGGATCGCTCGCGATCCGTTCACCGATGAAATGGAGACCGACGCCGACGTCTTCGTCTCCGACGACATCCGCTACGTGCGCGCGGCCATGCGCCAGACAGCGCGTCACGGCGGCATGCTCGCCGTGGTCGCCGAGTCGGGCGGCGGAAAGAGCACGCTGGTGCAGGACCTGCAGGAGTGGATCAACACCTCGCGCGAGCCCATCACCCTCATCACGCCCTACGTGCTGGGCATGGGCCGCGCCGATCGCAAGAGCCGGCCGCTGCTCGCGGACGACATCATCCGCAGCATCTTCCGCGCGCTCGCACCGACGATGGCGGTGCCGCAGAACGCGGAGCGGCGGGCGGCAGCGATTCACCAGCTGCTCGCGGAGAGCGCCAGGATTGGCCGTAGGCACGCGCTGGTGATCGAGGAGGCCCATGACCTCGCGACGCCCACGCTGAAGCACCTCAAGCGGTTCTACGAGCTGCAGGACGGCTTCCGCAAGCTCCTGGCGATCATGCTGATCGGGCAGACTGAACTCGAGGGCCGCTTGAGCGAGCACGACGCCAGCGTGCGCGAGGTCGTGCAGCGCTGCGAGATCGTGCACCTGCCGCCGCTGGACAACCACGTCGAGGCCTACCTGCGCCACAAACTGGCGCGGGTGGATCTGAGCTTCGACGCGCTGTTCGAGCCCGACGCGGCCGACGAGATCCGCAGCCGGCTGCGCACAGCCACTACGGAAGGCCGCGGCGCGCAGCGCCAGGTCGTCACCGTGTCCTTGTGCCATCCGCTCGCGATCAACAACCTGGTCAGCGCGGCGCTCAACGAGGCCGTGAAGATCGGGGCGACCAAGGTCAACAAGGACCTGATCGCGGCGGCGGCGAGAGCTTCGGCCTGAGGACTGCTCGATGAAGCACTACCTCGTCAGGATCGTGATGGCCGATGGCTCGATCGGCTCGCATCACGGCCTCTACGCCGATGGCTTCGAAGCCGTCATCTCGGCGCTCCACCACTTCCCCCAAGCCAAGCGCATCAGCGCGACGAGGGAGGGCGCATGAAAGACGTCATCTTCTGGGGCGCCTGGCTCGTGATCACCATCGTCTGCGCGTTGGTCGCAGACGCCGTCAACAGGATGCCGCAATGAAGCGCCGTCTTGACTCCGACCAGCTCGCATGGGTGATCTTCATCCTCGTGCTCCTGCTGTGCTGCGGCGGCGTGCTGGCCGCGTGGAGCACCAACTTCTGGCCCATGTTCGATGCGCTGCTCGACAGCGTCTTCGCCGACGGCATGGCCGCGGGCGCGCAACTCTGCTCAGGAGGGCCGCGCTGATGGATCCGCTGATCTACGCGTGCGTGAGCTGCGGCGCCGAGGTGTCGCTCGACATCGTCCTGGCTCGCGTTCTTGAGGACCTCGAGACGCGCGGCCTGGTCGAAGACGTGCTGACGGATGGCGTGCCTGTGGGCGCGCAGCTCGCGCGCTACGTGCGGCTGCACAAGCCGCCGAAGCATCAGCTCACCATTGCGCGTGTGCGCAAGATCCTGGCCGAGCTGGTGCCGGACATCCGTCGAGCCTCGATCGAGCGTGACGGCCGCATCGTGGTGGCGACGCCGGCGCACTGGCAAGCCGCTTTCGAGGCGGTATTCACGGCCGTCGACCGCGGCACGCTGAAGCGGCCGCTCGCCAGCAACAACTACCTGTACAGCGTGCTGCTGAACCAGGCGGAAGCAGCGGCTGCCGCCGCCGAGACACAGCGCGAGGAGGAGCGTCGGCACGGTGGCAAGCGCGACACGGTCACCGTCGACGGGCAGTCGATGGACATCGGCACCGCGCTGGGCGTGGTCTACGGTCGTGTCGATCCGGCGATCGCCAAGATCGAGTCGGACTCGGCCAAGGCCGCGCCGGTGCCGGCCGCGGTGCGCGAGATGCGCGATCGCCTCAAGGGCGGGAGCCAGTCATGACAACCGACCAACTGCAGATCGTTCTGCTTGCGCTGCTGCCGACCGATGGCTCGTCGCTGTCGGGCGACGCACTCGCCAAGGCCACATGCGCCACCTCCCACCAGGTGGCAGAAGCCCTCGAGGCACCGGTGAGCGCCGGACGCGTGCACCACGACCTGGCGGGCGACGCCTACGCCGCCAGGAAGCAGGGAGGCGCCCTGTGACGCCGGCCGAGGAAGCCATCGCGACGCAAGCAATGGTCGACCAGTTCGCGGCGATCGTCGCCGGCCAGCCACTCAGCGTCGTGCTCGTGGCGCTGCTCGCGACGTATCGGACCACAGCGCTGCTGCACCCCGGCAGCGGTATGCCCGCAGCTGAGCAATGCGTGTCGGTCGGCCTCGAGCTGGCCGTGCGGCATGCCGAGCGACAACAACCGCCCCAAGGGGCACCCATCCACTAACAGGAGATCTGCATGTCGACGACTGACGACAACGTGCCCGAAGGGTACATGCGCAACGCGATGGGCCACCTCGTGCCCCGCACCCAGGTGCGCGAACAGGACTTGCTGCGCGACCAGGTCGCGCGAAGCATCGGCGACGAAGCGATCGAACTGAGCGAGCGCCTCAGGGCATTCAAGGCACGCGCTCTGGGCGACATGGCCGATCTGGTGCGAATCGCCGGCGAGCGCTACGAGGTCACCCTGGGTGGCACCAAGGGCAATCTCACAGTACGCACCTACAACGGCAATCTCAAGGTGGAGCGCTGCGTTTCTGACGTGATCGGCTTCACCGAGGAGATCGAGGCCGCGAAGGCGCTGATCGACAGCTGCATGCGCCGCTGGACCGAAGGCGCCAACGCCAACCTTCGAGGCCTGGTCGACCGTGCTTTCCGCACCAACAACAAGGGCCAGATCAAGACCGCGGCGGTGCTGGATCTGCTGCGCATGGAGTCGAGCGATCCCGAGTGGAAGCGCGCCACCGATGCGCTGCGGGACAGCATCCAGGTCAACGGGACCGCGACCTACGTGCGGGTCTACAAGCGCGTCGGTCTTTCCGACGCCTACGTGGCGGTGCCACTGGACCTGGCGGCGGTATGAGCGCGCAGAGCACCGACGACGATCTGGCGCCTGTTCAGCGTACGGTGGACGCTGCATCCGCGCCTCCGATCGCGGGCGCGGCTCTCGCGAGCCCATTCGCCGCCGCGGCTGCCTACCTGAACACGCCGGCCACGACCGCCAATCGTGGCGCCAGCGAGCTGCCCAGTCGTTTGAAAAGGACCTTGGAAGCCTGCGGCGCTCTCAATGTCCAACAGATCGCGGAAGCGCTCTCGATCAGCTACGACCAAGCCCAGAAGGTCGCGTCCAACACGTACGCACGGGGTCTGATCGCGCGCGTACGGTCCGGCGTCAAGAGAGACGGCGGATCGACCTTTTCGGCCCTTGCGCCAGCCGTGAACAACACCGGGGAGGCCCCTCGTTCTGGCTTCAAGCGCTGGTTGGCGAATCAGGGTGAATCCACTGCCGAAGGCCGGCCGAAGCGCGCCCGAAAAGAGAAGGGCGAGGTCTCGACCGCTCCGGGCCAGGCAGTGCCCGCGCCGCAAGGTGTTGCACCTGCCGAACCGGCCTTGCGTTACGCGCTCTTCAGCGACGGTGCGCTGCGCATCG